GATCGAATACCAATGAGGTGGAGTCGCTATGGACCGAGAACACGATATCGTCGCCGCAAATGCAAAAGTCACAATCTGAAGTGGCTCCTGCAAATTTGGCTATGAGAAAGTGAGTCAGTTCATACATAGGAAAAGAAAGGAACAAGCCCATAGGTTGTCCATTGGAATATCGAGCGTATCCAGAACCCTTACCCTCTCCATAGACCTTACGGTCATAGATGAAGGGTAGGTATAATGGTCGTAAGAAATCCTTTGGTACTCCCATGGTGCCTAGAACAGCAACTTGGAGGTTCAACGAGAGCCTGTCGGTGGCGTTAGACTGGTCGATGCTCATCAGGGTCCTACCCTTTCGGAAGGACTCCACGATGAATCGCTCCATCTTACTTTGATCACCTGAGGCAATCTCAACTTGAGACCAAAGCCAAGTCCGTAGCCAGTCAGCAAGGTTTTTATACCGAAGCTGGAGGACACGGTGCCCGACTAGAATGTTCCTATACTTCCCTTTGTCCGCAATCGGAGTGACACGACCCAGAAGTCCGGGAGACGAATTTAGGTCTTCATAACCAGAATCGAGAAGGGGATCTCCCCAAGAAGTCTCGAATTGGCCATAAGGACCGCGATAAGTCTTTCCACTATCGTCAGTGTACTTCTTGTGGGTATGGATAACCGAAACGGGTTCCAGTACAGATTTTGGAACCCGAGGTAAGTCAACATACTTAACCAGGAGGGCTGCATAGTGGTCAACGGATCCGGAATGTTCGGTCTTGACGATCGGGTCCAGACTGGGACGACCTTGGAGCACGAGCTTGTAACTGTTAAGGACGGTGAGAACCTCCTTCACAACCGTCAGGTTGGAGAGGTTGTCAACCAAGTACCGAAACAGATCCATATCAGGAATAGTGTATCCACGGTAAAGGATTTTCTTCAACCAAGGCACAGAGTAGGACCGGTCATTGGCAAGGACGTTGATGGCCCAAACCTTGAGAGTTTTCACCCTCTTGACTGTCCATTCAAGCCCGGATTGTTCAATCCAAACCTGGATAGGCTTCACAAGAACGAAAGGAATATCTACACCAAACGGGATACTAACTTCGGAGCCAGATATCTCGGCTTTACGAGGTTGACCCCAAAGACGGTCTAAGTGAACCATGTGGTCCCTTTCGAGATGTTCACAGCATATTAGACAATTCTGTCCAATCAAGGACAGTAGACAGGGTTCGCCC